TTGCTGCATCATAACCCACCATCACCGACCCGGATTTATATGAAAACCCGGCGGGTTCACAGATCTCAAAGCCAATATGGGTATTGTTGGCGGATCCTCCTGCATGCCAGCCGCGGTGGTTCCAAGGCAGGTATTGCCAAACCTCTTTATCGTCTACAAAGGCGTGAACACAGACCTGTCTATTTATTTCACCGGCTTTGTAAGATTTGTTCCAGCGGGAAAACCAGTCAGCTGCCATTACACCCGGCACAGCCGTTGAATGTACCATGATTCCTTTAGGCGTGATTTTCCGGCCTGCCGTATAGCAGTCGTTTCGCGTCATGTATTTGGTAAAAAGCTTCATTTCTTCTCATCCTCCTCATTTGAGCGGTTATGCAGTTGTTCCAGTACGTTCTTCAGCTTTTCAGGAATCGGCAGTCCTATGTGTGCGGCGTTTTCCAGTATTGAAATCCCCTCATTGCTCAAATAAAAGAAGATAACTGCTGTCCGCACCGCGCCGCCGTTGCCGAGCACCTGACTGTCAATGATGTGTCCCACGCCCACCATCACAAAAATGAGCACCTTCTTGAAGATGCCCTTTGCTCCGATTTCACTTGATAACTTCCTGTCCGCAATGGCACACATCACACCGGTGAGATAGTCAATGGCCACAAAAGCAATAAGCGCATACAGAAAACCGTCCGGCCCGCCGAGAAACCAGCCTAAAAATGCACCGATCGCAGCGAAAACGATCTGCATCCAGTTCCAAACTTCTTTCATATTAAATCCCTCATTTCTTTATAATTTTCCATATAAAAAAGCACCTCTGTATCAACAAAGGCGCTTTCAATAATTAGACTTGTTCCATTCTATGGCTGAAACGGATCTACTCTTTGGATATTAAAGTCATATTGTATTTTCATTGTATTAGTAGGAGTTTTGGTTACCGGACTCGGAAGTAAAGTCATTGCTGCTATTGGTTCCCAAATGCTCCAGTAATATTGCCATTGATAAATTTGGCTGCCGCTTGGTACATAATACTTTTTGATTGCACATCCAGGAGTATCTTCTAAGAAGTACCGGTAGTCAAAGGTATGATCTCTATATCCAATATCAATAATGTTAAAGCTATTGTCTGTAATAAAAGTATAACTTCCGTTACAGACAAACCATGTATCCGCATCCCTTGATTGTAGCTTTAAATCATAGCCATCCAATGACATTGCACTGGTTGAAAACGGTCCAGCAGGTGAACCCACCGTACTTAAGTCGTACAGAGCTGTTTTAGTAAGATTCTCATCCGGATTACAAACTAAAATAAAAGTTTTACTTGTACTTCCGTTATAATACCTCAAAGGTATATATAATCTACCGTTTTTACAAGCCATCATGCCATTTTGCAAATAGGAATCAATACTACTGTACCAATTTGAAGGTATTTCTGGGATTTGTTTACCTATAAGGTTATAGTAGCTATCCGACAGAATAATTTCAGTTTTGGTATTGTCATCAAGGTTTAATATGTGCAACCTATTACTGTAGGACGGATACATCATGTAGACATAATTATTTTCCTGAGCCATCAAGTATGCTGATGGCCTGTAACTCGATGATGTCAATCCCATTGTTGTGTATAAATCAACTTCGGTATATTCTTCTGTATCAAGATCAATAACCGCCATGCATATTCTTCCTGTACTAATATTCACCCCAATCACATAGAGTTTATTATTATACTTAAATACTCTAAACTTATATGTGTTATAATTACCGGGAGTAAAGTTTGTAGGTGCTTGTATATTTACTGATTTACCCGTATAGCCATCAAGCTTATATCTTCTTGATATTGGTCTTAGTCCATACAATATTTCTTGTGTAGTTGAATCATATTTCATCTCACACCACCACAGCTTCTGAAACTTACCATTTGCAACACTTGTTGGAAAGTCAAATACAAAATGCAGATTGCTTTCCGTAAAGAAAGATTCGCTGAGATTAATTGTCCCTTTTACCGTACTTGATCCTGCATACGGCCGGGATTTGTCTGCCCAGCCTATAATATTTCCTTTTATAGCTCTTGCGAAACCCTCTTCTGGAGAAGCGTCATCTGTAAGGAAAAAATGTCGAAAAGGTGCTGTAAAGTATGAATAAGATCCATTCTGCTCCGTATAATTACTATCTTTAACAGAAATTGAACTGCCTACCTCATCGTCATTGTACTCGTATTGCACACCCCATGGATTTCCTCTTATCCTGCAACAGAAATAATCCATGAAAGCCATTCTCGCAATTGAGTCGGTAATGCGATTCTCAGTCTTTATTTCACGTTCCAGCTTACCTTTCTCGTCAAACAACTGGATTGTAACTACACCCTTTATCTCGACATCCGGCTTCATCTTTATATGCTCTTTTATTGTTCCATCAATAAAGCTTTTGTCATAACCTTTAGCTTCATGCATTTCCTAATCACACCTCCTGCGTTAAAATAATATCTACAACTTCAGTTGTCCGGTCTTCGCTGACATCAGTATATATAAGCATTTCAGTACATGCTGCAGGAATAGGAACTTTTGACTGTACTATATAATTGAAAGTCACTCTATTTGAACTTACGTCGGAGTACTTCAATTCTTCTCTTACTTCTGCATGGGGTATTTCCGAGCTTAAACCCCCTGTCAGATTTCTTCCGTCAATAGCAAGCTGCAGACCATTTGGCATAATTGTAATAGAACCCGTATCTAGACTGAGCTTTACGCTAAAATAGTGACCTCCTTCCGGAATGGCCACTAATGCCATAGGAATTGCTATTAAGTTATCTCCAATTTGCAGCTTCTGTTTTAAATTGATTGGAATGATACTGTTATCGAGACTATATTTTATAGTCAAAGTACAAACGGAAGAAGCATTTACGCTCAAAATCAAGTAAGACATGATATTCGTATTTCTCACAGTACCAATGGGCATATAAATGACTTCCTTTTCAGCAGTCCCTATAATGAGAGTACTGGGATTTGTAAAGTACAGCATGGAACTTAATGCCTGAGAGATTGTACTTGCTAAAATTTCGCTGTTTCTTGAGATTTCGGCAAAATACTGTTCAAGGGTACTTAGTGGTTGTCCAAGTTCAACCCTTGTGTTTTTTGCACTTAAAATATCTTTCTCAATGCTTATGACTTTCACCTTAATATCAATACCAAGAATACTGTGCTTTACTGTTACAATATCACCAACTTCAACATGCTCAAGTGCTTTATAATTCCTGTATTCCTCGGTTTGTCCCAACAAAATGAAATCAACCTTATAATTGACATCGGGAATTGCATGGGAATCAAGATACTTTTGTGCCTCTATTCTAAGTAATCCTTCACTGTTTGCCTCTTTAAACTCAACCATCTTGACGAGAGCAAAGTCAGGGTAATCCGAACCTTCCCATAGCGGATTTAATAAATATTTCTCCGGCAGTGTAATCCCATCCATGCCAACCGGGTAAATCCAAGTCGCTACATTGTCACAATTCAATTTTTCACTTATCCCGATAATATTCTTACCATACCTAATGTGCACCCCTCTGTCAGTCCCTTTACTTTTCATAATTCCAATTGTGTAATTATCACGCACCAACTCACCCTGCCATTCATTTACAAGCAGGAAAACAGCCTCTACTCCATTTTTCTTAACAAAATATTGCGTAGCAACTTCAGTGAGATCCGATTCAGCTGTATATACCTCTGAAAGTCCTATTTCCTCCAATATTATATCGAGTGCTTCCTTACAAGTTTTGTTTTCAGCCCTTCTATCTTCAATGATGTAATTTAATAGATCATAAAAAATATGCCTTGCATAAACTGTGACTAATCCGGTATTACTGTCCTTATCAGTGTTATAAATCCTGAATAACTGACCGTCAGCTTTGATAACATTAAATGGTTGAAGATATTGCGCTTTTTTCGAGTGCAAAGGATATGACAATATCAATTCATATTCATTATTCAGTTTTTCTATTATCTTACATTCCACTGCCTCGTTTAAAACTGCAAGCCCATTTTTATCAAAGCTTTTCTCTTTTTTATCATAAACATGAATCATCACAACCACCGCCAATTAGGAGTGATTTCTAATTTACTCACCCCACCGTTAAAAGTGACAATGTTATTACCAACATCAAGAACTGGAAACTCGCCTGACATATAATTATTTGCGTTAGATAGGATTCCGCTTTCAACAAAATAGGCTTCCTCAAGCTCACTATCAATAACAACATAAGGCTTTTCAATACCTATCAATTTAACTTCTTTGTTATTAATAACAAAAGCGCCGTTCCCAGAACAATAAACCTTGACTAAAGGCCTGCTTTTAACAGTTCCACGGTTTAAAACAGATGTCCCCGTTCCTGAAGTAATATTAATAACCTCATTCATCACTGAATATTTAAAAGGCCTGCAGTTAAAAATGATTACGAACCTTGAAGTAATCTTCAGGATAACTTCAAAATCGATGCTGTTTACAACCTGTGCAATGTATTTCTTATCACTCTGAAAACTGAAAATAAGATCACTTTCGCCTGAACCAATGAGCCATGCCTTAATATCGTCAATTTTGCTTTGTATATTGCCAATTACAGCACACTCTACGGATAAAGTTATATCTTCATAAGTTTCTTCATCATATCTTAAGCTTGAATTTCTTCCAGGAATGCTTATATATGAAACCCTTCGCTTTGGAGATGGTACGTTGGGCCGCTTTTCTATAAATATCCCATAATCTTTAAAACTGTCTTTCCCATTAAAAACAAAACTAAGCATTATGCACCACCCCTTGCGAAGGATAAACGCTGTCTATAAAACTCAAATTCATAAGCAAGCTGCTCAATATCCTTTTCTGTATTATTATAGAAATTTTCGATATGGAGTATAAATCCATTACTATTTACAGCACTCTTACCAGTAATGCCCGGGTTATCCATCGCAAGACCTGCTCCTATCTCAAACTCAGTTGGAATAGCTTTTTGCATATCTTGTACAACTGTGCTCATAGCTTTATTAAAACCTTCTCCCAAGCCTTCTCCCATGTTTTTTCCGATACCAGCAAAAACCGTTGATGGTGAATGAATGCCCAAAATGTTTTTTACCCCATCAACAATACCAGAAAAGAAACTGGAAACCTTATCCTTAATCCAGCTTCCGAGGCTCTTAATGCCTTCCCAGATGCCCCTGACAATGTTTTTACCGATTTCAACCACCGAAACAACTGCCTTGCCCAAACCTTCTATGATAGCCGCAATAATCTGAGGTAAAGACTTTATTAATTCAGGAATGGCTTTTACAAGTCCGGCAGCAAGCTGCACGATAAGCGTGATTCCTAATTCAATGATCTTCGGTATATTATTTGTCACGAAATCAATGATTGACTTAATAATCCTCGGCAGGGCCTCGATTAGTTTTGGCAGTGCGTTCAAAAGGCCCTGTGCCAACCCCTGTATGATCTTAAATGCCGCGTCAAGGATTTTATCCATATTGTCAAGAAGTACCTCGACTATTAAGATAACAGCTTCGACAACAGCAGGGATCAGTTCTGGCAATGCTTCCCCAATGCCAGTTGCCAATGTTACAATCATTTGTACTGCAGCTTCAACCAGCATAGGCAGGTTGTCAATGATACCCTGCACCAGTGCCATTACAAGCTGCAAAGCACCATTGGTTATCTGCGGCAGGGCATCAATCAATGCCTGTAGAAGCGTCATGATGATCTTAACAGCCGCATCGATAATAACCGGTAGATTTTCTACAATAGCCCCGCCAATGGATGTGACAATATCCAAGCCTACCTGAATGAACTTTGGTAAATTTTCCATCAGCATGCTCACAAAACTTTTTACCGTATTACCGATAACTTCGCTTATCTTCGTCCAATCACCATTAGCTTCAGATAATCCACGAGTAAATTCCCCGAGAAGCGTAACTCCTTCGTCGGCCAATATTTGAAGTTGGGGAAGCAGTACGGTACCCAGCATGTTCTTAGCCGCTTCGCTGCCAGCTTTAAGCCTTTGAATGCTGTCGTCGAATTCCCCAAGAGCATTAAGCGACTCTTCGCTCATAACCGCACCCATGCGTTTTGCTTCTTCGGTCAGTTCCGCTATCCCTGCAGATCCCTGTGCAATCAAAGGGTTCAGTTCTTGAGCTGATTTCCCAAAAATCTGCATAGCAAGTGCGTCGCGCTCGGTTTCATTGGATATCTTGCCAAGCGCATCAATGGTTTCCCAATATACCGTTTCACTATCACGCAGGTTGCCGCTAGCATCAGTAACCGAAACACCGAGCCGCTGGTAAGCCTCGGCTACCTCACCGGTACCTTCCCTTGCAGAAGACATGGATCTGACGTTCCTTGCCATGCTTCCCGTCAGAGTTTCCAGTGAGACGTCCACAAGTTCAGCGGCGTATTTATATGCCTGTAGGCTATCGGTAGACATGCCGGTTACGGTTGAAGCGGTTAGAATTTCATCAGCGTAGGCTGCCGAATTTACCGACATATCCACCAGCGCCTTGCCTGCGCCGACAGCCGCTGTGCCAATGGCGGCCATAGTAGCGCCCATAGCCACGCCGATCCCTTTCAAAACGCCGCCTAATTTTTCAAAACGCCCTCCCGCGTCGTCCGCCTGATCCGCGGCTTTTTTAATCTCGTCGCCGAATTCGTCCGCCTGTTTTTCAGCTTCATTAAACTCTTTTCCCGCAATCTCCAGCGCTTTGTTGTTGGCCTTCAGCTCGTTCTCCATTTTGTTCAGTTCTGCTTTGGCGTTGTTAAGCTGTATTTGCCAGGATTGAGTACGCCGATCGGTTTCTCCGAAAGAAGAGGCGGCATTGGCAAGGGCTTTCTCCAAAGTAGCAATTTTTTCTTTCTGCAATTCGATCTCTTTATTCAGCACCTTGTTTCTTGCAGTAACAGCTTCAACTGATTTATCTTGTTTATCAAACTGAGATGCAACAAGGTTCATTTCGCTGCCCAGTACCTTAAAGCTTTGATTGATCTCACGAATGGCGTTCTTAAATTCCTTTTCGCCTTCAATCCCGATCTTCAAGCCAAAATTGTCTGCCACATAACCGCCTCCTTTCGTGCAAAATTTTAAATTCCATAAGGTATCACGTCATCGATAGTCAGCATACGCTTTGGTTTGGCCAGCCCTAAAAACTGCTTATGGCACTCCCATAAATCCAGCAGGTATCCAATAGGCATGAGCCACACTTCTTCCTCTGTACGGTTGAGCTGGACAGTGCCGTAATATAAAAGCCGAGTGAACAATTCCTCATCGCTCACCCGGCCTGTGTGTTTTTTAAGTCATCCTCACTTTCAACATTTCTTTTGGTACCCTTGAACATTGCTTCCATGATAGCGTCTTTATATGCTGCCAGTTCCAAAGGAGATGTGAGAAGTTCCACTGTCTCTTCGGTAAGGAGTTCACGCTTATCTTTATTTTTGAGGTTGTGTATCAAAATGCTCTGGTTAGCCAGCAGTGTAATCAGCCATACCACTTCGTCAAGAGCCATCTCGAAGTTCTCGGTTTTCATCAGTTTCGTGCCGAGGTTTTCAAGACCGCCGTACCTTTTTGCAATCTCCTTTGTCGCTTTAGTGGTTAGAATAAGCTGATATTCTTCATCGCCGATTTTGATAATTGCGCTTCTGTCATTATCCTGCATTATTCGCTGCCTCCTCCCACAGCAAATACCGGCTCATAAACTTCCGTATACCAGCCGGTAATAGTTTCAGGCGATACACCGGGATCGTCTTCGCTGACCTCCGCCTTCCAAGGGTGCTTTCCCTGGCCATCTGGTTTGTTACGTCTCATGACTGTCCCTTCAATGGTGGGTGTCGAAAAGGTAATGCTATCACCTTTCGTTTGGAGATTTGTAGCCGGGATTCCGAATTTAACCCTGTAAAGCCAAAAATACCTGTACTTGCCGTTAGCTTTCTTGGCTCTAAAGCCGATTGCCACAGGTGCGCCTCCATCCTCACTGGCAGAAATCAGCACCTTATTGTCATCAAGAGTGGCTCCCGTCAAAACCTCAGCAGCGTCTACTCCGATATCTGCAACACCAAGAGTCAGGGTGCCGCTTTGAAATTCCTTGACCACTTCTGCCGCCCCGTCATCGGCATAAAGTGTCGCCTCTGCCAGCTCCACAGAAAGCTCTGCCGTAATAGCCTTAGCCAGCGGAACAGGCGTGTCGTATGTCTCTTCTCCGTTTTCATTCTCAGTTATTTTGGCATAATATAACCTGTCCAGTCCGATTGTGGCCATGTATCTCATTCCTCCTTTACTTCATATTCTTTTTCCACATCAATGGCATAGTGGTGATAGCCGGTATCGTCCTCATGGCCTATATACCGCCTGTCGGTAATGGTAAAGCCTGCTTGGAGCAATGTGTTCACTATTTCGTTTTTACGGGCAGTGTAGTTTCCCTTTATAAATAAAGACAACCGTACCTCCTGGGTTTCAGCCTGAGGCCGGTTGTCTGCAAAAACCTCAAATGTATCTGTCATCGGAGTTATGACAAGGTACTCATCTGGTGGTACACCGCTAAATACGCCGGTTTCAATGGGGATTCCCAAAACATCCAATAACGAATTTAACTCTGACAATATGCTCATATCCGACCCAGCTCCTCTTCAAGCTTTGCTTTCATCGCCTCGATGCAGGGCTTCCTCGACGCCGATTTCGCCGGTTTCAAAAACGGCTTAGCTGGCTGTCCCGATTTGCCGTACTCGATGATGTTGGCAATCTTGGCGTTGCTTTCCCCGTCTTTTCTCGGATCCGTAAAGCCGACCTTAATGTTATGGTTTCCGTACCTGTCCTGTTTGGCAGGAGAGAGGCCCAGAGCATTTACCAATTCACCGGTTGCCCTGGACGGGTATTTAGTGCCGTTTCCGATGACCGACTGCAGGTTGGACTTCACTTTGGAAAGCACTACTTTTCCGCCTGCTTCCAATACCTTGGGTAAGATTTCGTCTGTCCTTTCTCCTAGTCTGGATAACTTGAGCAAGAACTCTTCCGGCATTTTAACTTCCACCTTAGCCACGTTGCAGCCCCTCCTTTTATGCTTTGCTTGATTTCACCCTTTCCGCAAGCACCTCAATATACATTCCGCGTCCCTTCACATCCTCTACACTGATAATGTTGTACCTGCCATCGCTGCAAACGAGTACAAGATCTGTAGTGATTTCAAGGTTAGGGAGCCTACGGAAGCGGAACAGGGCTGACGCTTGCGAAAACGCCGCCCTATTTGCCCATTTTTCGCTGCCATGCCTGTCTTCCTTGTATGCCCTTACCGAAGCGAGAATGACATCACCTTTTTCAGCAAAACCCTCGCTGTCCTTAACCGGCTTGGTTGAGATGATGTCCACAAAGGTGTTCATTTTCCCGAAGCTCATACTTCAAACCCTCCAGTCTTTGTCCAGACGCAGCAGCATATTCACAGTATTCCATACCTGCTGTCCTGCCTGCACACTATCCCCGAAAAAGCCAGCCGTCGAGCCATCCCTGCTTTCGTAGAAATGGCTCGACAGCATAATGACAGCCTGCTCAGTAGTAGGCGGCATGGGGTTTTCGGCATAATATCCTTCCGGCTTTTTCTGGTAACTT